ATAGAACTACAGCGTAAAAACGACTCTTTAGAAAGCAAAGTAGAACAGCTTGTAATGGCAAAAGACAAATTAGAAGAAATGCTCATCAAGGTTCAAGACGATACGATTGACAGAATACTTTTAAATAAGTCTCTTAACCTCGATGACTGCAAAAGCGGCAAGTGCGGTTGTAAAAACGAATGCGAGAATGAATCTTAAATATTTTAATATTGAGGAATTTGACAGCCCTGACTATCAAGGCTCTGCTGTTTTGCACATGGATAGGGATTTTCTTAGGATGCTCGACACAGCTAGAGGTTACAGTAATGGGACACCCTTTAAAATCACTTCGGGGTATCGCACACCAGAAAAAAATCGAGCCATATACAAAAATCTTGGCAAGCCAGAAATTAAGTCCTCTCATCTATACGGAAGGGCGGCAGATATACAGGCCACAACCTCAAGGGACAGGTTCAATATCGTTAACGCCCTTATTAAAGCAGGATTTAATAGAATCGGTATATCAGGAAAGTCAGGGTTCATCCATGTCGATAATGACTGTGATAAGTACGGAGGACAAAAGTCATCCGATGTCATTTGGATTTACTAATACAGTAGGATCAACATTATGCTTAAAGCCTTACTTGGTTTATTGGGAGGAAAATCTAAAGGACAGTCTGCAATAGGTGGACTCGCTTTAGATATTAGAGAAGCTATAAAAGGCAAAGAACTAGACCCGAACCAAATCTTAGAAATTCAAGCTAAAATTAATGAAATTGAAGCACAACATCGCAGTCTATTTGTTAGTGGCTGGCGGCCTTCCGTTGGCTGGGTATGCTCTCTGGCTTTTGCTTATCACTTTGTGGCCTTTCCAATTATTAAAACTATATATCCAGATACTGATTTTCCTGTCTTGGACACAGAGCCTTTGTTTACTGTGCTAATGGGAATGCTTGGTTTAGGTGGACTTAGAACATTTGAAAAACTAAAAGGCAAAACTAGCTAATGGCAAAGCAGCAGGTTTCCACATACTACAAAAAGGTAAAGGTTAAAAGAAAGGGTGTCCATGCTAAAAGCAAATCATCTAGTCTAAAGACTTCTAAGCTTTACAAAAAGCCTTACAACTCACAGGGAAGATAATGTTTGAACAAAGACCAAGACTTTCAGGCAATAAACTAGCAGCCTACAATCACATCACTAAGAACGAGAGAAGAATTTTAGTAGTGGGAGACTTGCATTGTCCTTTTGAATTAGATGGCTACTTTGACTTTTGCAAGAAAACCTATGCTGAGTGGAACTGCAATCAGGTAGTTTTTATAGGTGATATAATAGACAACCACTACTCTTCCTTCCATACTACCGATCCTGATGGCTACGGAGGTGGGCATGAGCTAGAGAGAGCTATTGATACTGTTCAAAAATGGACTAGAGAATTTCCTGTGGCTGATGTGTGTATTGGAAACCATGACAGGATTATAATGAGAAAAGCTTTTGACTCTGCTATTCCTAGAGCTTGGATTAAATCTTACAATGAAATATTAGGAACAAACTGGAACTGGATAGAGAGAGTTGTATATGATAATGTACAATACTGTCATGGAGAGGGAGGCACAGCTAGAACTAAAGCTAAAAATGATATGATGTCAACTGTAAAGGGGCACATTCACACACAGGCTTACACCGAATGGATGGTTGGCAGAAAGTTTCGTATCTTCAGCTTACAGGTGGGCTGTGGAATAGACTCTAGTGCTTATGCTGCGGCTTATGCAAAGCACTTTAAAAAGCAAGCCATAGGATGTGGAGCTGTCTTAGGAGGTCATACTGCAATTAACTGCCTTATGAAGCTCTAAAAAGGGTTAACTTTTAGCTAAACTGTCTCTAAAACTGTCTCTAAAAAAACAAACCCCTAGTATTAATAGGGGTTAACAAGCTATCAAGCAGAGAGGAAGGGACTCGTACCAAAACTAAATACAGTAAAAAACTCATAAAAACAGGAAAATTACATCTATAAATATAATCCTTTTTATTTTTTTAATCGTTTTAATCGTTTTTTAATACTTTTGAGGTGTCTCTAAAAGTGTCTCTGTGAGTTTTTATTTGCATCAAGGATTTGTTTTGTTCAATTACTGGATTAAATCTAAGAGGCACAGATACTCCACAAAAATAAAGATAGACAGATCGGAGTGGGATTTAAAAACACAAAGACCAAAAGCTAGAAGAGGGAAAACAGGAGAGGCCAATAGAAAGATTACCTACGAACTAAACGAATACCAACAAGCTTTTGATGTTCTTAAATCTAAATACAAGGAAAGCCTTACAAAAGAAATAGTCAAAAAAAACTTTGACAGACATTTCCAACTAGCTCAAACAGTAAAGACCCTTACTTACTCAGATTACTTTGAGATTTATATCCAGCAGAAAAAGCAAAGTGAAGCTATAAAAAAAAGATCAACTCAAGCCTATACAACAATACATACAGCTATCATAGCCATGCAAAAGAAAGCCAAAAAGACTTTCTACCTAAAAGACTTTGACAATGCTTTTTTTATGGACTTTATTGCTTACCTAAGAACAGAAAAGGATATTTCTGACAATACCCTTCAGAGAAAGCTAGGCTTTTTTAAAAGCTTTTTGAATTGGTGTATAGTAAGCGGCTACCAAGTAAACATGGATTTTAAAAAGGTAAGGGTAAAAACTAGGGAGACTTCTCATGTTTCATTGACTGAAGAGGAACTAGAAATTTTAACAAAGGTAGAACTAAGCGAAAGGCTAGATTATTATAGAGACCTTTTTCTGATTGGTGTTTACTCAGGCCAACGTTACTCGGACTACTCTAGGTTCAATAAAAAATACATAGAGGGGGATAATATAAAGATCAGAGCCAAAAAGACAGGGCAGTTCAGTTATATCCCTCTTAGCAGAAAACTAAAAACAATATTGGACAAATATGACTGGAAACTTAGAACTATCGCAAGTCAAAAGTTTAACATAGCTGTGCAAGACATTTGTAAGATCGCTGGGTTTGATGAAACCATTCAGGTAGATAAATTCTACGGATCAAAGAAGGTTTCTAAGGATGTGCCTAAGTGGAAGATGATAGCCTCTCACACAGCTCGTAGAACGTTTATAACGCTGTCTTTAAACAAGGGAGTGCCTGAGTATCTAATTATGCAGGTAACAGGGATCAAAAGCCTTAAAACGCTTCAGGGTTATATAAGATTTGATAAGAAATTAAATAAGACTATTTCTCAGGCTTGGGATTAGAGTGCTTCTTGTAGTTTCCAATTTCACTAACAAATTCAATAGCCTTTTTTGTGTTAGCATCTGAGTTCTTTTTAAAATCAGCTTTAACCTCTTCAAACTTATCATGCAAAAACTTCAGCCTTTTATCATCTAGCTCATTTGTAAGTTTTAAACGTTCTGCTCTAGCTGCTAGACTATCTTCTCTAATAGCGGTAAATTCATTTTCTAATGTTTTAGCAAACTCTCCAAGGTCATTATCTATTTTGGCTTTGTACTTTTCCCAGTTTTGTTTTACTTCTGTATTAACAATTTCAATCTTTTCTTCAAATACAGTCAGCCTATCATTTACCTGCTGAAATGTTTTAGTGGAAGATAAAAGAGCTTTTTCGATTTTATTAGCCAAATAGTTTAAAGCGTAGTCATGATTTTCTAGATACTCTTGTATGTTTTCATAAGAAGCATCTCTAGACTTTTTTAAAGAATCAGAGCCAGCAGGTTGTTTTTGCATCCCCTGAACTATCATTTCTCCATAGCCAAGTAACACCCAGTCATGATTTAACTGCGGAAACCTTTTTACAATTTTATCTAAAAGCTTAGTAGATGGCGTTTTGCCAACTGATATTACATTATGTAAAGAAGATGAGCTTTTGATTTTACATTGTTTGCCAAATTCTGTCAATGACATTCCTGTTGAATCAATAAAAACTTTAAGTCTTTGGCTTTGTGGAGACTTACTTGTTTCCATAATATGTTTATTTTTTAATTATTTTATGTACTTTTTTTTCTTTTATATTCTTTTTTTATATATTTGGATTATAAAACGAATATAAAAAGAATAAATTTTTCATAATTGTCCATTAAAAATAAATAAAAATGACGCACAATCACTTTAAAAAAGTTAAAAGTTGTTTAGAAGCTATTAACAAAATTCAACTTCAAGTAGATGATAATCAAACTTTTACTTCTAAAAACGCAGTAAAGGTTGATTATAAGCACACTATAATTGATCTTGATGATTATTCTTTAATTATTAGCGGATCAGCCGAGCAGCATTATAAGCAGCACCATTCTACAGAGAAAATCTTTCTTTTTATTTCTCTATATGATTCTGAAAATAATGAGATGTTTTTAAATAAAAAACAGCACACACAGGTTAGGGAATTAGTAAAAATTAAAACAGCAGTATAATGAGCAGAAAAAACTTTGAGGCCGAGCCATTAGATCAATTAGAAAAAAGATTAGAGAGTTTAGTCAACAGCATTAATCTGGCAACTCAAAAGATTGACATGATTGACAAAAAGCTAGGAAGCGAAGGGCTAGTCAATATTGATAAGTTTTACACTTTAAGCGAAGTCAGTAAGATAGTAGGCCTTTCTCCTTATCACATTAAAAAAGATATTGAAAACGGAAGGCTTAAACCTTTAAAAAGAGGTGGCCGAACTGTCTTTAATAAAGAGAAAATTAACAGCTACATAAAAGAATAATTTAAAACAAAACACAATGCAAACTATAAACATCAAAGGCAAAGAATACGTTCAGGTAAACGAAAAGCTAAAACATTTTAGAAAAAACTACCCAAACTATTCTCTAACATCAGAGGTAGTTGAAAAAACAGATAAAACCATTTTAGTTTTAGCTACTATTAAAGATGAAAACGATAAGGCTCGAGCAACAGGATTAGCAGAAGAGGTTCAAGGATCAACTTTTATAAATAAAGGTTCTCATGTTGAAAACTGTGAAACTTCTGCATGGGGTCGAGCGTTGTCAAATTTTGGGATAGGCATAGATACTTCGGTTGCTTCTTATGAGGAGGTTAAAAATGCTATGATAAACAAAGAGGCAAAAGTTAAAAAGCCTTTTACTGAGGATATGCTTACAGGCATGATCGATAGTATTGGAAATGATAAGTATTCGTTTGAATATATAGACGAAAACTATGATTTGCCAAATGATGTAAAAGAAAAGCTAAAAGCTGTAAAAGAGATAACTCAATAATTATGGAAGCAGTAAAATTAAAAGCACATCAGCCTACAAACCGAGAGGCCGAGATCATAACACAAAAGAGAACAGGTAAAATGTTTTTAGAAAAGGTTGTGCATGAAGTACAACAGGGAAACATTCCAGCCACATTTGCAGCTCTTCAAATTAAGCAACTAGAAAAAGAGTTTAAGTCTGCTTTAACTCAAATAGAAGAACAAGCAAAAGAGGAGTTGATAGGCACGGGGGTTTATGTTTACGGAGACTATCAAATTAAAGCTAGAGAAGGATCACGCACAGTTGACTTTACAGAATGTGAAGAGGTTACTAAAGCGCAGGCTGATGTTGATGAGATGAAAGCATATTTAAAACAATCTTTAATCGGCCTAGACAAAGGTATTACAGAAGTACAGCCTGACCATCACTTCGCCTGTAAACTATCGGGAGAAATAAGAAAGCTTCCTAAGTGGAAATATAACAAATCAAGTATTGTTTTAACTAAGATAGGGAGGGGCTAACTAGACATTAATCCTCCCTATTTTATAACACACAACATTATGAAATATAAAGCAAATGGTGTCAAGTACAATACAGACATTCAAACAACTTCTAAATCTATAATTAATGGCTATATGTTACAGCTTAAACAGTATGATGATATCATATTTGATGAATTTGGTATTAAAATTGGTGAGCGTGGAAGGCAATCTTTTGCAGTTGATTTAAGAAGAATTTTTTTCAAGTTTGTTAGAAATAAATTCCCACAGTTATCACTTGCATTTATTGGATCATACCTTAACAAAGACCATGCAACTGTTCTTCATGCGCTAAAGTCTTATGATAACCTATATTTAAGCGACCCTGATTTTCAAAAACTAGCAGACCATTTACGACTTAGGTTTAGAACTATTGACAGCGAGTCCCCTTCAGATGAATATTTAATTAAACTTACAACTCTTATAAACAACTCATCTGAGGCACTACGAAAAGAGTTTTACGAGCTAATTGCAACTCACAGTATAATAAAAAACAACTTAGATAAGGTTGAAAAGATATTAAATAATGAGTAAAGACCCAGCATTTCTTTTTTACTCTTCTGATTTCCTTACAGGTGTCTCTGACCTTACTATGGAAGAGAGAGGACAATTCATTACTCTGCTTTGTTTACAGCATCAAAAAGGTGCTTTATCAGAAAAACTTATGCGATTGCAATGCGGTGGCATTCCCAATGCAGATGTGTTGGCAAAGTTTCGCATAGATGAAAATGGTCTTTACTACAATAAGCGTATAGAGGAAGAAAGAGAAAAAAGGCAAGCCCATTCCGACAAGCAAAGGCTAAACGCATATAAACGTTGGGATAAAGATAAAAACAAGAATAATAAAACACTATACAATGGCAATGCCATGGCAATGCCTTTAGAAAATGAAAATGAAAATGAAATTGTAATTGATAATGTAATTGAAATATATCCGAGCTTCGATGATTTTTGGAATTTGTACGACTACAAAAAGAATAAACCTAAATCAACTACAGCTTGGAATAAATTAAAACAAAAAGATAAAGAGGCTATTATGGACTATCTGCCTATTTATATTAGATCAACTCCTGAAAAAGCATTTAGAAAACACCCAACAACCTTTTTAAACAACAGAGGGTGGGAAGATGAAATCACATTAAAAAATGAAACACAGCAAACAAATTACGACAACCTCAGAAGATCAATCACTCCAGCTCTATCAGTCAAGTAATATTTTATTTAGCAATAATATTACAACAATTGAGCAGGCTATTAGAGATACTTCTACACCTAGTCTTGGCAAGTTAAAAGCTAAGAACGAAGAAAGCACCATAGCACTTATAATGAATTGGCTGATGGATTTAAACGATATACTCCAGCCTAAAGTCAAAATGAGTGAGATACAAATCAAAATCACAGCAAGATCAATCCTGTCGGAATATTACTACCTAAAGATCACAGACATTCAGGTGATATTTCAAAACATAATTAACAACGTTGAAAACACTTATCACTCAAACATGATGGAAAAGGTAGTCAATAACTTCAGGGTGTATGCTAACAACAGGATGCAAGTAGCAAAACAAACACCTAGACCAGTTCAAGAAATTAATCCAAAAATAATAAACATAAATAAAATCAAGAAATCATGATCATAGAAACAAAAGGCACAATTAAGAAAATTTACAATAAGCAGTACAGGGGGCAAAACAAGTTTGAGATTGCACCTATCCTTCTAAACGTAGAAAACAAAGACTACTACCTTGAAGCAATAGGTATGTACTCAGGTATTCCTAATAAGTTTGAAGAAGGAAATCCTGTTAGATGTAAACTAGAAATCAAATCACAACAAGACAAAAGAGATGCTGATAGATACTGGACAAACTTTAACCTAGTAGAGTGTGAGCTAGATATTGAACAGCCTGCTGGGCAACCATTTGAAACAATCCCTGAATCTAAGTCTCTTGATCCCCAAGAGAATGACCTTCCATTTTAACTATTTAAAACAAAACACAATGAAAGTAAAATTAAAAAACATCAGAAAAAACCCTCACAGAGACTATAATCTAAACCCATTAAATGCTGAAAAAGTAAATAGACTAAAAGAATCTATTGAAGAAACAGAGTTTTGGGATAATATTCTAGCAAGAAAAAAAGGTGATTTTTATGAATTAGCCTATGGACATCATAGAGTCAAAGCATTAGAAGAAATTTTTGACGAAGATTATTTGATTGAAATAATAGTTCGTGATTTAAATGATGATGATATGCTAAAAATTATGATTAATGAAAATGACAACTGGTTTGGATCATCAGCAAACAAACACGAAGCCTTAGCAGCAGCTAAAAAGTTACATCCAAAATATACTGATAAAGAGATTGCTAAATTATTAAATATATCACATTATAATCTTACAGCTTTTAATAATGTAACAAAAGCAATTGACAACGATTATATGGACAAAAACACAATTAATAAAGTTGATAATTATATAAATCTAGGCACACTTTCAGCTGCTGTAATAAAAAACAAAATAGAAAAAAATGAAATAGAAGAAGTTTACAAAAGGGCGAAGCAATACTCTTCAAAAAGTTCTTTAAACAAAAAAGATTATGAAAATGCTTTTAAAGACATTCAAAATGAAAAAACTTTTTTAAAAAGAGATAATAAAGTAGAAGAAAAAAAAGAAGAAATAATTCATCTGCATCAAGCAATTTCAAAAACCTCACAATTAGTCTTTAGTGCTAAAGTAGAAGTTCAAAAGATTATCGGTTTTAAAAACCTCTTAAATAGTAATAAAGACCTTTTTAGGGCTATGAGGTTAGTTAGTGAAATTAAAGATTTTATAAAAATATCACAACCAATATTGGAACAATCAACAGACACAGAAAACAAAACAATTGATTTAGAATCTAAAAAATTTAAAAACATTTTATCATGAAAAACGGAAAAAGTATATCAACACCAGCATCTATTGCTCAATATATGACAAGAGATGAAGACAAGCTTTACACATCTAAAGAGTTAAAACATTATGCTACTGCATTACTTGTCAGCCCTAAAGCAAAATCAGCTTATGAGGTTCATTATCAAAAGGTAAGTAAAACATTTAGCACTAAAATAAACACAGTAAAAAAGATTTTAATTAGTGCTTATGGAAAAGAATTAATTAAAATATATAAGCCAAAAAAAGATGGGGATGGTTGTATTAACATAATAAAATATTATAAAATACATACTGGCTCAAAAGATGATCAGATTTTATTTAATGAAATGATAGAACATAACACAGATATGAGCAGCAGGCGTTTAAATAATATATCTATTGATGCAAAAAGAGGTAATAGCTTTTTTTCTAGTCTTTTAGAAAAAATATGTAGAGACTTTAATCGACTTGGAAATGGTTTAAATAACGAAAATGCAGCATAGCCTGATCCACTTACGGATTATTTTTTCATTTGTTTAATTAGTTTGGTTTGCCCCCCTTCATTGGGGGGTTTTTTTGTTGATATAATTTAAAAATTTGGTATTGTGAGTATAAAAATAAATTTATAAACTTGAGTTGTCTAGTTAGCCATTTTATGTATGGCTACAAAAAACAAATATTTAGATAAAACACTATCCCAGCTCAAGGCGATAGCAGTTACTCATTTCCATAAATACATCAGAAACAGAGACAGAGGGAAACCATGTATCTCCTGTGGCCGACACACCACACTTCAAGCTGGACATTATTACTCAGCAGGACAGCATCCTTCTGTAAGATTTGATGAGGATAATGTGTTCGGCCAATGCCTATCCTGCAACTACTACAAACATGGCAACCTTATAAACTACAGCCATAACCTTCTAGATAGAATCGGTCAACAAAGGTTTCAGAACCTAAAGCTGAAGATTGATCTTTCTAAGCGGTCAAGATTCAAATGGGATAAGTTCTACCTGATTGAGATTATAGAGAAATATAAAGCCCTTAACAAAAAACCTAATGGATAAAAATAAAGCCATGAAGCTTATCTATGATCAATACGAAAAGATCAAAGAAAAGGTCTATGACATTGAGGTGAAATACTTTCACAAAAAAGGGATTTACCATGAGGATATTACTCATGACATGTTTTTAAAAATATACTCAGAGCTAGAAAAAATAGAAAACAGACCTGATCAAATTTTGAAATTTATAGACCGAATCATTAATGGTCAGTTGTCTTATATATATATAACCGCCAAGAATATGTATCTCAACTTTTTAAGGAGAGAAAATAAATATGTGGCTTTTGATTATCAAAAATTAACCAAAAGAGAAAAGGAAAGGCTAATTGAAATGCCTGAAAAATATCAAGAGTTTGATGATAACATACAGAAAAAAGTTGATGACTATGTAAAGACTTTTTACTGGTTTGACCAGAAGCTATTTGATCTGTATCGGTACGAGTTCAAAATGCACAAAACAGAAATGAGTAAGAAAACTAAACTATCCTACTCCACGATTTATAGAACTGTGAAGCGGTGCAAGGTTAAAATAAAAGACAAATTAAAAGGGGACTACTATGAGTAAAAGCAAAGGTCTTGGAGATACTGTAAAAAAAGCAGCTCGCTATCTAGGGCTAGACAGACTTGCTAAAGAATACGAAAAAGCAACAGGAAACGATTGCGGCTGTGCTGACAGACAGGCTACTCTAAACAGGTGGTTTGGATATAAGGGCACGTTTAGTCAATGGGAGTATGAATATCTAGACAGCTTTTTTCAAAGTTACACAGGCGGCAATCTTGAAAGTTTTGACCAGAGAGATATGCTGCTGCAAATATCAAACAGGATTTTTAATAGAAACGAGCCTCCTACTAGCTGCTCTTCCTGTCTAAAAAGCATGATCAATAGTTTAAAAACAGAATTTGATAAGTATGAAACGACTGGAAAAGATTAGAAATGTCAGAACGCATCCTGACAACCCTCGGCTGATTAAAGACATCAAGTTCGAAAAGCTGGTGCAATCTTTAAGGGACTTTCCTGAGATGCTTGAGAAGAGGCCTATCGTAGTAAATCAAGACTTGGTTTGCCTAGGTGGGAACATGAGACTGAAGGCAGCAAGAGAAGCAGGACTGAAAGAGATATGGATTGATGTAGCTGACTGGTCAGAGGAAAAACAAAGAGAGTTTATTATCAAAGACAACTCAGGCTTTGGAGAATGGGATTGGGATATACTAGCAAACGAGTGGAATCCTGAAGATTTAAATGACTGGGGGCTTGACCTACCTCCTATGTTTGAGGAAGAAGAAAAAGAAAAGAAAGAAAAACAAATATGTGATGTCTGTGGAAAACAACTATCGGCCTCTGCCTAAATTTTTGACAATTAGTAAAAGCCAAATTCATGGCCTAGGATTATTCTCTACATCAGAGATACAGGCAGGAGTATGTTTAGGCATTAGCCACATAATAAAAACTAAGTGCTTTAGAACACCACTAGGAGGGTTTATAAATCACAGCGACCAGCCGAATTGTTTCATCATAGAAAAAAAAGACAAGAGATACTTGTACACAATACGGAAAATAAAAAAAGAAGAATTAACAGTTTATTACAGATTTTAAAATTATGAGAGATTGGGAAATTACAGCAAGCTTATACCTAGGAATCCTATTTGGCTTTAGAACATACGATCATCACGATTGTACAGACTATGCCTTATACATTCCTTTTTTAAATATTACTTACACACGATACAAATGATAAATGCAAAAAGACAGATCACTACTGAGACTATGATCGACTACTATTTAGATGTTTATGAGAGAACTTTAAAACCCTCTCATCAGAATTATGCAATAGCGATGATTCAATACCATTTGAAGATGGCCGATTATCCGCATTGGGAGGTGTTTGGAACTTTGGAATAATGAGAAAATAATGAGAAAATGGCTCGAGAAGATAATTTAAAACCCTTTAAGAAAGGTCATAAGATGGCAACAGGCAGACCAAAGGGATCACCTAACAGATCAACAGTAGCCAAGAAGTGGTTAGCTGCCATGACTAAAGGTATTAACCCTGAGACTGGAGAGGAAGAAAAAATGACATTGGAAGAAAGGATGACACTTGCTCAAATATCAAAAGCGATAACAAGCAAAGACACACCAGCTTACAATGCTATCATGAACTCTGCCTTCGGTATGGCCAAAGAAACGATTGACCTGCATCAGATAGCAGAGCAACCCTTATTTGAAGATGTTCAAAAAGACAACAGCGATACAGAAGATTCAGAGGCTGACCAAGAGGAATAGAATTATACAGGGAGGGACTTCGGCTTCTAAAACTTTTGGAATCCTAGCCTACCTTATAGACTACCTAATTAAAAACCCTTACATGGAATGCTCTGTCGTAGCGCAGACCTACCCACATTTAAAAAGAGGTAGCCTTCGTGATTTTAAGAAGATCATGCAAATGACAGGCAGGTGGTTTCCTAATCGCTACAATAAATCTTCTTCTACATACGAGTTTTTAAACGGATCAAAAATAGAGTTCTTCAGCGTTGACAATGAATCACGCATTAGGGGGGCACGCCGATCTATTCTGTTTATGAACGAGGCCAATACCATTGGAAACTATGACACCTTTTTACAGCTATCTGTAAGGACAAGTCATTTCTGTTTCTTAGACTTTAACCCTACCCATGAATTTTGGGCGCACACAGAGCTTAAAAATGATCCAGATAGTGAATGGCTAGTCTTGAACTGGAAAGACAACGAGGCAGCCCCTGAAGCTGCTGTAAAGGAAATATTAAAAGCTAAAGAGAAAGCAGATAAAGGGAATGGTTTTTGGCAGAACTGGTTTTCAGTTTATGGTCTTGGGACTGTAGGGAAACTTTCTGGGGCAATATTTCAAAACTGGGAGATAGGCGAGTTTCAAGAAGTATCTAAATCTGTGTTTGGTCAAGATTACGGAATGAACGATCCATCTACCCTTATAAAAACTTCGATCGATAAAGACAAAAAGATCATCTACGCCAAAGAGTGCTTTTACAAACAGAACCTAGTAACCTCTCAGATAGCACAGCTCAACAAAACATTTGCAGGGAATAATTTAATCATAGGAGACTCAGCAGAGCCAAGACTTATTCTAGAGCTGTCAAAAACATCAAACATAAAACCCTCGATCAAAGGACAGGGATCAGTAAACTTTGGAATCAGCATGATGCAGGACTATGACATTGTAATTGATCCTCAAAGTGAAAACCTAATCAACGAACTTAAAAACTATGTATGGCTAGAGAAGAAAAGTCAGACACCAATAGATGACTTTAACCATTGCATCGATGCCATGAGGTACGCTGTAGCCTATCAACTCTCCAATCCTTTTGCTGGAGAATATCACATTATTTAAAATTCTTAGACCGAATACACCCTTTTCAATTGTTTATATAATATAACGCAATGCCAAATGTTCAAACAGAAGATAGAAGTTCCAAATAAACTCTCAGAGATTACGCTGGGTCAATACCAAAAATTCAGCAAGATATTTACTGAGGACACAGATCAAGACTTTCTACAAAAAAAGATGGTTGAGATATTCTGCGGCATACCTATCGCAGAAGTAAACAAGATAAAATACAGCTCAGTTAAAAAGGTTGTGGAGGTGATCTCAAATATGTTTAACGAAAGACCCAAGCTTAAAAAAACATTTGAACTAGGCGGCAAAGAGTTTGGTTTCCATCCACAGCTTTCAGATATGAGCTTCGGAGAGTTTATCGATGCAGACACCTTTACAGGGGATTGGCAGACAATGGATAAAGCAATGAGTGTTTTATACAGGCCAATCAAAGATAAATTCAACGATAGCTACCTGATTGAAGAGTACGATGGTAAAACAAAAGAGTATATGAAGCAGATGCCTTTGGATGTGGCATTCGGTGCGATTTTTTTTTTGTCGAATTTAAGAAACGAACTCATGAAACTTATCCTCAATTATTCAGCAAAAGAGATGAAAAAGATGACTACTCATCAGCGTCAGCTTTTGGAGAAAAATGGGGATGGTATAGCTGCCTGTATAGCCTCAGTTCAGAGAGCATCACAAAACTTGACCAAGTTGAAAGACTCGGAGTTAATACCTGCCTGACATGGCTAACATTTGTAAAAGAAAAAAATGAACTCGAAAGACAACAAATCAGAAATGCAAGAAAAAAGTAGTCTAGTAGATGCACTCTACGAAAGAAGGCTTTTAAATGACGATGAAGAGATAGTTCTCTCTGATGGTTTTGATGCTGCCCTGATGGGCATCAGTAGTTGTGAGCCAAAGATTGCAATCTATGACTTTTGGAAAGCACTAGACTGCATAATCAAGAAGAACCCCGACCTAGAGTTTAATCAAGCTTTAGAATGGCTTGAGGATTTTAGTCAACTAAAGATTGAAGGCTCTGAGGACTTAACCCCAATTTTTGTCAAAACACTATGAACACCTATTTTAAAGTAATTCAAGATATTAAAACAGCACTTAGTGCCGAGCCTTTTATAAATAAAGTCAGTCAGGGGGACATCTATGAAGTCGATTTAAGCAAGAAAACCCTGTTCCCCTTGGCTCACTTAATCATTGATAAAATAGACATACAAACCAACAGAATCCAGCTATCTCTTAGTCTGCTTCTAATGGATATTGTCGATCTGTCTAAAGAATCATCTTCTGATCTTATTAGGGGTAACGATAACGAACTGGATGCCATTAACAACATGGTAAACGTAGCCGCTAGACTTCAGGCGGTATTAGCCAAGACAGACACCTACAACGCAAACTACGAACTAGAGGGGTTATTCAGTTGCACACCCTTTAAGGAAAGGTTTGAAAACAACCTCGCTGGTGTTAGTGCAGACTTTACTATCAACCTTTCTAACGATATGACTAAGTGCTAATGGCAACCCTAAACGATTTTATGAAATTTACTAAGGAGGCACTTGATGACTTTGCAAACTATGTAGAGGACAACTCTAGAAAAAGGCTTATTAGAAAATATAAGTTTCAAAAAAAAGCATCTGAAAAAGGGAATCTCTACAATTCCATTGGCTCAAAGGTTGAAGTTTTTGAAAACAGCATTTTAGTACGCTTTCCATTTATGAAAGATGTTGACTATGCCAAATTTGTAGATCAGGGTGTAAAAGGCAAGACATCAACCTACAGCCCTTCCCGATCATCACCTTTTAGGTTTGGCTCAGGAACAGGTAAAAAGGGCGGCTTAACAAATGGTATCAATAGATGGGTTAAAGCAAAGAGGTTTCAGTTTAGAACAGAGGATGGGAAGTTTATGAGTTATCAATCTATGACCTATTTAATCTCTAGAAAAATCTACAACAAAGGCATCCCTGCTAAAAAGTTTTTTACTAGATCATTCAATGAGGCTTATAAAAATTTACCTGAAGAAATTGTTGAGGCATTTGCCCTAGATGTAAAAGAACGATTTAAAGAATTTACAAAGAAATGAGTACAAAAATAAACGTAAGAAGCCCATACTATTTAAACTTTACAGAGCCAGCTCTACCAAGCGTTGCTTTTGATTGTACAATAGCCAACGGAACTGACTTAGAAGTTGATCAGTTCGGAAACGTTACAATGCCTAATTTTAGTTATGGAGACATCATAAGCTACACCTGCTCCGACTCCGATTTTGCAAATGGCAAATTCAGCACAGTAAGCGTATCGACATCAAGAAGTATTGTTTTTACTTTAGCTATCCCTCAAAACTTTAGCAATTCAAGTCTTAACACATTTGACTGTACGCTTCAAGTCAATCAGCCTGCCTTTACTTGTACAGGCGGAGTAACTACAAACGGAAGCATCCCTGCGCAAGCGCTCGATAGCGGTGGCAACTCTGTAACATTAGACCTTTTGAGTTATTTTACAGCAGGCACAGACCCAATTTCTAGGTATAAAATAACTAACACTAATACCAGTAATGTGTCTCACAGCCTTGATGGTTCAAACCTTACTTTGCACTCTTTAAACAGAACAGGAACTGTAACAATCTTTGTTGAGGCTAGTGATGAAAACCCTTTGACTTGTAATGCCACACAGTCCATTAGTGTTACAATCTCATCTGCCATCACTTACAGTTGCGATGATTCTAGGTTTGTTGGCGGTAGTATTGCAAATGATGGTACTATCGTCAAGCCTACAGCCAACGGAACTGTCGGAGATATAAAATTATCTGCTGGGGGTTCAACTATTACAAGCCATTCTGCAAACAGCACAGGAAGCTCTAGAGAGGTAACCTTATTTTTTGAGATTACAATTCCAACTGGAGTCGGATATACAAACGGAGGCAGTACTATTGACTGCTCAAAAACATTTACACAGCCATCCTCCTCCCTGCCTGAGTTTAAATGTAAAAATGCTGGTTTAACAGGCCAAGCGGTTTATAAAAACGGAACTATAGTTAAAGGCACATCAAAGGAAGGAACTATCACAGGCTTTAGTCCTTTAAATTTTACAGGCGATATAACAACAGACACCCTAAGAAATGTTAATTATAGCATAACCCCACCCTCTAGCGGTTACACAAATAGTGGAGGCAGCGATATTATTTGCCCATTGCCACTAACTCAGCCAGCTCCAAATCCGCAAACAGGAAATGTCAGGTGGACTACTACGCTTTTTCAAAATTTGCAAGGGCAAAGGTTTTCGTTTTTAAGAACTGCCGACTATAATGCAGCAGGTTACTCTGGTTCAGGCCTAAGTGGTTATCATAATCTAGAGGCTAGATTAGACAGCCCTAACAGACATCTGCCTAACACAAATGCAGTTATTTATTTAGTTTCCTCAGTTCCGCCTAGTCTTATAGGAACGTTTATTTCAGAGACACCAAACGGCAGTCCTGCTGTATTTAATTCAAGATTTTATTCCAGCCGCAACCCAAGCGGAGGATTTTATGCTAGAATAGCACAAACACAGATGCCTGCAACAACAAGTAGCATCAGAACTATAAACGATGCTCAAGGTGGGACAGACTTTTGGATCAAGATAGAACTGTCAGGAGCAATCTCAGAAATATGGTACGTCCATTTAATTAATAAAACTTTTACAAGAATAGCATAATGAGTTTAAAATCTATTGATCTACAGATATACATCTATCAGGGCACTTCAGGCTCTTACACAAATGCGGACTTAAAATATACTATTCAAAAAGGGGTAGTTGGTAGCGACACCAATGTCGTTTTTGAAATTGCTGAATTAGTTAGGGATTATATTACTTTAACTTTTAACAACGACTATCTTTCTCGGTGTGTTTGGGTTACTACAGTCGGCACAGCAATAGATGATAATGATGTTATATATACCTACGGAAGTCCTATCACAAATACCTATCTAGCACTTGATGGTTATGGTTTCTTTGAGGATGAAGTAAATCCTGCTTTGTCAAGTCATGCACTAATAACAGCAAACACAATCTATTTGCCTGAAAATGTCGCTGGTAAGATTCCAATTTTTGCTGAGGGAGTCGGTAAAGTTTCTATCGACAACGTTGATACTCAAATAACCGACAACGGAAACACGAATCAAAAAATCCAGTACATCACAATCCCAGCCAATAGCAGCACAATTCAGGTTTATGGAACTGATGATGCTACCATTTTAAAAACAGTTACGGTGAACAGCGTTTGTGAGCCTAAGTTTAATCCATATAAAATCACTTTTGTCAATCGCATGGGTTGCTATCAGGATTTGTGGGCATTTAAAAAGTCAGTAGAGAAATTGTCCGTTACCGACAAAACTTTCAAGAAAAATATAATTTCATCAAGCTCAGCGTCTTATCCAGTTTACGAAGGGCAAAAGGAAAGGTATGGCACAAATGCACAAAAGTCTATCACACTAAACACGGGATTTATAAACGAGGATAGCAATGCTACTATAGAGGAGTTATTTTTAGCCGAGCAGGCTTGGATTAGGTACGGATCACAGACATTGCCAGTCATCCCTAAAACAAAGTCTTTGACTTATAAAACAAGCGTTAATGATAGGCTTGCGAATTATAAAATAGATTTTGATTTTGCCTTTAATGCTATAAATAATGTGAGATAATGCTAAACCTACAGCTTTACATTGAAGGTCAGCAAGTAGATTTATTTGATGATGAGTCCGTTACGCTGACCCAGACTATCCAAAATGTAATGGACATTGATAAAGTTTTTACTGACTTTTCCAAAACCTTTAGCGTTCCAGCATCAAAAATAAACAACAAAATATTTAAGCACTTCCACAATCCTTTTATTGTTGGCTTCGATGCTAGATTTAAAAAAGAAGCAGAGCTTCACCTAAACTACAAGCTTTTTAAAAAGGGTAAAATAAAACTTGAGGGATCAACCAAAAAAGACAATAAGGCTGACACATACAAACTCACATTTTTTGGAAACACAATTGCATTAAAAGACCTTATCGGAGAAGATAAACTAGATGCTCTAAGTTTTATAAACAGGTATTTTTCTTTTCAATACACAAACAGTAACATTAAATTATATATGGAGAACGGGTTAGACGTTCTCGCAGAAGATGAACTGATCGAAGATGCAATAATATTCCCTTTAATCACTCACACAAAGAGGCTGATCTATGACTCAGGTCATGACTCCACTAACATAAATACTGAGACAACTAACAACATCGCCTATATTAATGACTCAAATTATGGCCTAGAAATAGCACAATTAAAACCAGCAATAAAAGTACACGCCATAATTAAGGCAATAGAGAGTCAATACAACTTAGAGTTTAGCAAAGACTTCTTTTCAACTACAAATGATGTTTATTCAAAATTGTATCTGTGGCTGCATAATAAAACTGGAGGATTAAGTACAGGTGAAATAAACCAATCGTTTGCTGAAAACTTCGCCATGGAAGAAAACGATGGAGGTGTTACTCTTAAGCCAAATGGATTTAAATTAACAAGGGATAACTCTAAGGGTTTAAACATATTAGTCAGGCCTACTTCAAACAATCCATTTAATGTTGTTGTTTATAGGGATGGAGAGGAATTAGCAAGATATGATCAGGTAAGTTTAAATTACAATGACAATACAGAATGGGATTTATTCCACCAAATTAACGGACACATAGACGGTTTAGTAAACGGTGATTTTCAGATTGCTATTGAAAGCGAAACATCAAACACATTTTTCTTAAGGTTTCATGTAAATTTTGTAAGCGGAACTTTTAAAAGGTCTAGAGATACCTACTTTAATGCAGAGGCTACAGTTGGTGTAAACATGAAAATCAAAGCAGCGAGGCAGATGCCTGACATGAAAGTAATGGACTTTCTTACAGGGTTATTTAAAATGTTTAATCTGACTTCATTCAGAAGAGATGATGGCGTAGTTGAGGTAAAAACTTTAAATGATTTTTATAAAGATTCTACTAAAACTTGGGATGTTACTAAGGACATTGACAAAACATCGCAAGAGGTTAATACAGTTTTGCCATATAAGCAAATCGATTTTTCCTACAAAGGCAACGATTCTTTTTTAGCTGCATCTTTTGAAGAGATTAACAAAAAAAAATGGGGGTCTTTAAGCCACAATGTAGAGAGAAAATTTGATGGTAAAATTTATAAGGTTGAGCTACCTTTTGAGCATTTTCAGTTTGAACGTTTAAACAACATTAATAACGGTAATAACACTACAATTCAATGGGGATGGAGTGCTGATATAAAGCAAGAGGCCTATGTAGGAGAACCGTTGCTCTTTTACCCCATATTAAATACAGGTGCTTTTGGCATAGTAGATATTGATGGGGTAGTATCACAAAAAACGCAATATTATCAACCGTCAAACTCATTAGCTCTAGAGGATTCCTTTAATATTAACTTTAAAGCGGAATACAACGAATATTCAAGGCCATCAATACCCTATCAAAATACATTATTTAAAACGTTTTATGAAAACTATATAAGCGAGGTATTTGATCCACAAAAAAGATTGACAAAAACTAAGGCCTATCTGCCGATGTCTATGTTAATGGAGTTTTCCTTAGCAGATAAAATTAGAATTTTTGATGTTCTGTACAGAATAAATAAAATTACTACCAACTTCGAGACAATGCAGTCTAGTCTTGAGCTAATTAATACCAAAGAAAACTTCGGTGAAAAGATTAGTGTTGATCCAGTAGTTCCTGACAGATTTAAGCCTGTAGATTTATGTGTTACTATTGATGACACTACAAGCTTATTTACATACTCAAACAAAACGATTGACATTAGTTGCGACACAGACGGTCTAGAATTTATTTCTACAAGAGAGCTAATCCCTGATGACATTAGTACTGGAAATAAACCCAAGCAAAACAACGTTTCTGTTCCTGTAGAAGTTACATCAGCGACAGTTGATTCAATAACTACAGGAGTAAGCGCAACAGAAATTCTTACTTCCTACTTTATTACTAAGCTTGGTAAGGTGGGACAGGTTGCACAATTAGATGAATACGGTATTTTCCATTCTACTACAGTCTCTGATTTGTTGGGCACTACATACGATGCTTTAGTAGCTGGAAGTGCAACTCAGGTTAAGTTTGAAACTACAGAGCTTGACAAAAGACCTGAATTGCCAAAACAGGTATTGGTAAAAGTATCAGGACTAACAAGCGGGACTACTGTTTACTGGAAAGGATATGTTAGAACTAACACCGATTCTCAATATAAAACATCTGACACAATAGGCCCACTAAAAAGCGGAACAACTCATGCTTAGAAATGTGATAGAAATGCTTGAGATAGCAAAAGAAAATAATTTAAAAGGAGACCTGACAAATTTTGCTTTAGGTAAAAATAAAATTCCAGAAAACTTCAGCGAGGTTTTCAAATTAACACTACTTAAAAAATGGCGGAAAAAATAACATTAGAACTAGAAGCAAAACTAGGCGATGCTGTCAAAAGACTTGATGGCATTGAAAAGCAGTTGGTTGATGTTGGCAAAGAATCTAAAAAGGCATCAAAAGGGATTGGAGGTATTAAAAAAGCACTTTCGGGAGTAGGTGCTGTCCTTACTGGTGGACTGTTTAAGGCAGGCTCTTTAATATTCGAGAAGCTCACAGAGCTGTTTATGTCAAATCAAACTGTAGTAGATACTTTGAGTACTGCTATGAATAGCTTAAAAATTGTTTTTAACGACCTTGTATGGTTTATTTCTAATATGACACTTCCTACCTTTTCTGAGCTTTATAATAGCATTAGAAATGGTTTTGTAAAAAGATTCTACGAGGCTATGGATGTAGTAGGTCTATTAGGTCAATCTCTTTTTAAATTAGTGCAAGGAGATTTTAAAGGTGCTTTTGAATCAATTAAGAAAGCAGGAAAGGAGACGATAGACGTTTTTACTGGAACAGATGAGTCGTTTGAAAAGGTTACAAATAGCGTCAAGAATTATGCAAAGGAAACATTTAACGCTGCAAAAAGTCAGGTTGATTTAAACAAACAGGCACAACTTGCTGAGGCTATTAACGCAAAACTTCTTCAGCAGTACGATAGAGACGCAGAACTACAAAGACAGATTAGAGATGATGTCTCTCTTACCATAGAGGAGAGGATTGCAGCCAACGTTAAACTTGGAGAAATTTTAGATGAGCAGCAAAAAGTCATGATGGACAATGCTCAACAGCAAGTTGATGCTGCCCAAGCCGCTCTTGATATTGACAAAGAAAACCTTGATCTACAGATTGCTCTTATAAACGCACAGACAGAGCTTGTAGATGTTGAGGCTCATGTTACTGGACTCAGAGCAGAGCAGCTTACAAACACTAATTCACTACTGCAAGAGCAACTGGATTTAGAAAATGAGGCTAAAGAAAAAAAGGTTGAAGAGCAAGAGGCTGATGATGCAAGAAAAGAAAAGGAGCTTGAAGATTTAGCTATAAAAGCAGAGCTTGAAGAAAAATTAAAAAATCAAAAAATTCAAGGTATTCATCAGGCACTAGATGCTGTGGCTATGGCGGCAGGTTCTGAAAGTAAAATTGCAAAAGCAATGTTTCTTGTAAAAACTGGAATGATACTTAAAGAACAAATTGCATCAGCAAAAGCAACTCTTGGTAAAATTACAGCCTCAGCAGCAGAATCAGGGGTTGATGGCGCAAAAGGATTAATGAAAGCAGCAGCAGCAGCTCCGCCTCCTGCGAACGTTCCTTTAATTGCAATTATGGCTGGTCAAGTTGCAGCAATTGCCATGAGCATTGGAAGTGCTGTTAATGCAGCAAAAAGCTCAATCGGTAATGTAGGTGGCGGTGGTGGTGGCAGTAAGCCTCCTGCGCCTCCTGCACCTCCATCTTTTAACATAGTAGGAGCAGCACCTGAAAATCAATTGGCAGTAGCCATGGGAGAAAATGAAAAAGAGCCAGTCAAGGCTTTTGTAGTAAGTTCTGATGTCAGTAGCGCACAGGCATTAGATAGAAATATTGTAGAATCAGCAACCATATAATCATGAGAATAGTAGAATTAATTTTAGAAGATGATGACATCGGAGTCGAAGCCATTTCGGTAGTCCACTCACCAGCAATCGAGGAAGATTTTATTGCACTTAAAAAAGAAGAGTACAAGTTTGCAGAACAAGACAAAGAGAAAAGACTCCTAGTCGGTGCTGCTTTAGTTCCTAACAAACCCATATTTAGAAAAAACGAAGATGAAGAATACTACATTTTCTTTTCAAAAGAAACAGTTAGGAAAGCATCACAGATGTTTTTTAAAAATGGCAATCAATCTCAAGCAACTTTAGAGCATGAGGTTAAGCTAGATGGGATGACTGTAGTCGAGTCTTGGATTGTAGAATCTGAAAAAGACAAATCAAGGCATTATGGTCTAGATGTTCCAGTAGGCACTTGGATGGTGTCTATGAAAGTAGAGTCTGAGGCTGTTTGGCAGGACTATGTTAAAGATGGCAAAGTCAAAGGTTTTTCAATTGAGGCCTACTTCTCAGATAAAATGTCAAGACCCAAAGACAAAGACCTAAAAGAAGAAGCCTCCCAAGAATTTATAGACACAATAAAAAAGATTCTAAAAGATGCGTAAAAAAAGAAAATACAAATCTGAATCTAAAATTACACCTAGAGGAGGTAGGCGAGGATGTTTGTGTAAAGATCGCAAAACCTACCACCCCGACTGCTGTACAGGTGAAATGCACGCACAGGGCATAGGTAGAATTTCAGCCATAGCATCAACAGATGAAACTTTAACTACTGTAACTTCTGAGGGTTTAACGATCTCAGGACTTTCAATAAATTCATCTGGAGTTGTTACATTGCCAACAGCTACTTTTGAAGGTACAAGTTTTGGAACTGTAACATCTGTAACACCGTCATCTTTTCCTATAGTAGATACTGACACAAATCAAACAGTAACTGCTACAGTAACTGTTCCCGAAGGCTATTCTAATTCAGGTGATACAATTTCGACAAATGAAACAGTAACACAATCAGCCACTCCAACGCTTTCCTGTAGTGATATTACATTGTCAGGATTTGCTGTGTCAGATGCAGGTGTTATTACATCACCGACTATTGACATTGGCACAATATCCTCTACAAGTCCATCTTCGTTTAGTACAGTAAGCGTAGCCACAGTAAGAACGCTAAATGTTAACATTACTGTCCCTAGTGGATATTTTAACTCGGGTGCTACCTTAGCCTGTACGACAACCGCAACGCAACCAATAGCAACATTATCAAACCCTGTTACAAGTAACCCATTTAAATATCAATTTACTGGCTATCCTACGGGAATTGTGATTTATAGATTTGCTTACAATAATGCAGGCGATTTTATAGACTTAAAAGGCATAAGGGGTGAACTAGGACAATCTTTAAATATAACTATTTCATCTTTTAGCAAGCCTGAAGTGGTTGATGGCAATGCAACGGGTCTCGCAATGAATGAGACCGAGGATGCGGCTTTAGCACTAATTGGCGCAGTAATGAGCCATGGCGGTAATGATATTCAATATTTTTCTGAAACATTATTTACAACAATACAAACGGGTTCGACAAACGTAGGCACGGTTTATTATACTAACAACCCAAATAATACTGCCAATAATTATGGCTTATATGATTCAACTAATAGTATTGGGATAGGAGTTTACACAAACTTACTTGCAAGTATTCCTGTAAGCGATGCAACTTTACTTAATCAAGCCCTAGCCAATGGATATTACACAGCCTATAACAATCCAAAGCAAGTTAGAATCGAAGATGGGGTAATTAAAGAAGTTTTAGACATTTAAGAATATAACAAACAGCTAAAAAAAAATGTTAAAATTTGACCGAATTACCCTACCTCAATTGTTTATATAATATAACCCTTAAAGATGAAGGCAACAGACATTGTAAATCAGATAAGAGAAGTTCTAGGAATGGAATTATCAAAAGAAGTGAAATTGGCAGTTATGAAACTGGACAATGGTACTGAAATAGAAGCTGAAGCTTTTGAGGCAGATCAACAAGTATTTATTAAAAACGAGGACGGAGAATCAATTCCCCTTCCTGTTGGTGATTATACTCTTGAAGATGGTCAGTCTCTAAAAGTTGAGACAGAGGGTGTGATAGCATCTATTGGAGAAGCAGAGGCAGAAGAAGAAGTTGAAGCCAAAGAAGAACCAAAAGAAGAAGAAGCACCAACTGAAGAAGTAGTAGCTGAAGAAGAAGAAATGAGCTACGCTACTAAAGAAGAACTAGAAGAAGTTAAATCAGTTCTTCAGGAAATTAAAGATGAAATAAAATCTCTAGGCGAAAGCAAAGAGGAAATGAAAAAAGAGGAATCTGTAGAAGAGATAGAAATGACTGCTGAAGTTGTTGAGCCTATTGCTCACAACCCTGAAGCTCTTTCTTCTCACAAACATAAAATTTACAGAAGCAATAATCCTCAACTAGACTTAATAAGAAAAATAATAAATAAATAAAATGGCAACAACCTCAAGTATAACAACGACATATGCAGGGCAGGCGGCCTCTGGTTACCTAACCGCA